TAGACTGTTAAGATTAGAACAAGGTGCAAATAAAAACACTGAACAAGCATTTAATCAAAGATACTCACAAGTAAAACAAGCTTTGGAAAAAGCTGTTGAGGAAGGTGACACAAAAGCACAATTAGCTTTTACAGAACAGTTGGCAGATATGAGAGCTGCTGTTAGAGTTGCACAATTACAACAGCAACAAAGATCTCAGCAGTCGGTTTCACCGACAGTTGGCAGAGCACAACAGACAGTTTCAAATCCTGTTCCAGACAAGGCAATGCAATGGTGGCAAAAGAATAATTGGTTTAATCAGCAAGGCTTTGAAAGAGAAACAGCGACAGCTAGAGCGATTGATGTTCAAATTGAAGCTGAAGGATTTGATAAAAATTCAAGTGATTATTATGAAGAATTAAATAATCGTTTACAGAAGGTGTTTCCTGAGTTAGTATCAGGCACAAGTCCGAATAAGGCTAAAGTAAAAAGTAGACAACCAGTTGCACCAACTACAGGTGGCTCGTCTTATAAGGGCAATAGAGTACGAATGACGAAAGATCAACTTGCAATGGCTAGAGAACTTGGGATTAGTGATGAACAAAGTCTTAAAAAGTACGAAGCTGAAATTAGAAAACAGCAGAGGAGCTAATCATGGTTGAAAATAGAAACATTCGTGCGAATCAAAACAGGGTTTCTGTGCGTGATACTGAAACAAGACCAGACACAGCTTGGAAACCACCCTCATTGTTGGATGCACCAGAACCTCGACCAGGATACACTCAACGATGGATAGCTACCTCGATTCAGGGTAAGGAGACCCCAGACAACGTATACAAACGTATGCGTGAAGGATGGGAACCACGCAAAGCCGATACTGTGAAAGATCAGTTGTATCCAACTATTAATCATGGTCAATGGGCAGGTTCGATTGGAATTGAAGGCATGTTACTTTGTGAGATGCCACAAGAAAAACATAGAGCTATGAAAAATTATTACCAAAATAAGAGTTCAGAAGCTAATGAAGCTATTCCAGGAGAACTAGATGCGTTAGGTCGAAAAACTGGACAAAGGATCTACCAAGATCGTGCGTCTAATTCGAGTCGTGGCAGGGATCTATCTGTCATGGATGATTAAAACTTAACTCTGAGGAGAAATTAAATGGCTAATGTAGATGCAGCCTTTGGCTTAGTGCCAGTTCGCCATATGAGTGGTAATATTCCTCGTGCAAACAAATATACAATAACAAGTGGTTTGGCAGAGAACATCTTTACAGGTGATCTTTGTATTCTGACAGCAGATGGTGTAATTACACCTCATACAGCTACAGAAGTAAACAATATTGGTGTGTTTGCAGGTGTGTCTTATACTGCTTCAGATGGTTCTTATGTTTATAGTCAGTATTGGCCCACAGGCACTACTGCTACAAATATAATCGCATATGTATATGATGATCCATATATTGTTTATAAAGTTATGTCAGACGGATCTCCTGCTCAGACAAACATTGGTAATTGTGCTGATGTTGTGGCAGGTGCAGGGTCTACTACGACAGGGCAATCTGGTTTTGAATTAAATTCAACAATGGCAAATGGCACAGCCACTTGCAAAATTATTGGACTTTATGAATCTCCAGATAATGCTTTTGGTGCAAATGCTGTCGTTGAGGTGCTTGTAAATGAGCATGTTCTCAAAGCAACAGCAGGTATATAAGGGAGATTAGACAATGGCTATGAATAGAGCACAATTTGCTAAAATGCTTGAGCCAGGGTTGAATACCCTTTTTGGACTTGAGTATGATCGCTATCCACCAGAATACGAAGCAGTTTTTTCTGCCAACACTTCTACAAAGGCTTTTGAAGAAGATGTATTGTTACAAGGATTTGGTAATGCACCGACTAAAGATGAAGGTGCAGCTATTAGTTATGATACTGCTAGTCAGCAGTGGACAGCTAGATATCAGCATGAAACTGTAGCATTAGCATTTTCAATTACTGAAGAAGCTGAAGAAGATGGTCAGTATGGTTCGATTGCTTCTCGTTATACAAAAGCACTTGCAAGATCTATGGCTTCCACAAAGGAAATCAAAGCTGCAAATATTTTGAATAACGCAACTTCAACCACAGATCCATATGGTGGTGGAGATGGTGTTGCATTGTTAAGTGCATCCCACCCAACAACAAATGGAACTCAAAGTAATACTTTGGCAACAGCAGCAGATTTATCTGAGACATCACTTGAATCTATGCTAATTCAAATCGCAGATATGAAAGATGATCGTGGTTTGAGAGTAGCTGCTCAAGGTACAACTTTGATTATACCGACTGCATATACCTTCACTGCTGAGAGACTATTAGAATCTCAGTTGAGAACTGGAACAGCAGATAATGACATCAATGCGATTCGCAATGGTGGTTACCTACCTCAAGGTTATCATATTATGAGAAGGTTAACCGATTCAGATGCATTCTTTATTTTAACAGATGTACCTGATGGCATGAAAATGTTCCAAAGATCCCCAATGAAAAAAGGGATGGAAGGTGACTTTGAAACTGGAAATGTTCGCTATAAAGTAAGAGAAAGATATTCTTTCGGATTTACTGATTGGAGAGGCATTTTCGGCACAGAAGGTGCTGCATAAAATAAATTTGGGAGAGGGCAATGTTGTCCTCTCCTCAACTCTAATCTTACTGACAGCAATAGCTGACACTAGCCACGACAGGAGATTTTAAAATGGCTGTACACTTTACTGGACCGATTCTTTTCGCAGGGAAAGAGAATCCTAAGAAATGGTTTGAAAACTTACCGATAGATAGAAACCCTGATTATGTCATTTATATGGATGACTTTACTGGTGTTGCTTTAGATAATACAAATGACTGGACAGTTGTGAAAGACAGTAGTGCATCTGCTGCTATTGCTGCTGATGTTGTAGGTGGAGCAGTAACTTTAAGCTCACAAGCTACAACTGACAATGATGGTGCTTCAATACAAGGAAATGAAATTTTCGCAGTGGCATCTGGTAAAGATATTTGGTTTGAAACTAAAATAACTCCTACTGATGCAGAAGGTGATGCAATGGATATTTGTATAGGTTTAACAGTAAACTTTGCAACTAATCCAGAAGCAATGCTAACAGCAGCTGATCGAATTGTTTTTCAAGTAGACGATGGTGACAGTAATATTGACTGTGTGACTGAGAAAGATGGCACTGCAACTACAACAGATTCTGGAGTAGATATCGCAAGTGGCACAGCAGTTACACTTGGGTTTCATGTAAAGAGCACTGGCTCTGTTGAGTTTTTTGTAAACAGAAATAAAGTTGCCACACATACAGCAAATATTCCTGATGACGAAAATTTAGCTCTTGGAGCAATGGAACTATCAGGTTCTGCGACTGGAACTAAATCAATGAACATTGACTATATGTTTGCTGCCCAAGACAGATAATGGAGATTTAGATGGCTGAGAAGAAAAGAGCTAGAACAAAATCTGGCAAATTTATTCCTGATAATCCAGATACTCCTACAGTCAATGAAGCTTGGACTACTACCAAGAAAACTTCAAAAAGTAAGGCACTCCCCCCAAAAGGGAGTGCTGAATATAAAGCTATGCTATTGCGTGGCGAAATATCGGAGTGATAAATGGCAGATCTTACAAAAGTTACAACAATAGCTGACAATACTAGAGAAGTCATTATGGCTTTTCAATATCAGTATGTTGACGCAGGTAATGAAAGTGCAGTTTCTAAAATAGACGTTTCTGGTTTAGTGGCAAACGCTGATGGTGAAGCTTGTACAGGAATAAGAATTGCAGAGTGTTGGTGGGTTATTTCTGCTATGACAGTAGAAATATTAGCTGCTGCTGATACTAATATAATTGTAATGCATTTGACTGAAGGTCAGTCTGGTTATCAAGATTTTTCAAAATTTGGTGGACTACCGACAAGTTCAAGTTTTGGCACTAATGGTACTGGAGACATTAAGTTTACGACAACTGGTGCAGGGGCAACAGGTGATGCCTATCAAATTATAATTAGAGGTATTAAGCAGTATTAATGGCAACATCTGGTACAGTAGCATTCAGACCTAATGTCGAAGAAATAATAGCTGAAGCTTATGATCGTTGTGGTTTAGGGGCAGAAACTAGAACTGGTTATCAAGCAGTTTCTGCTCGTAGAAGTTTAAATCTATTGTTTTCTGAGTGGGCAAATAGAGGTATTAACTATTGGGCAGTTTCTCAAAACACTCTTACTTTGTCAGATGGTACAACCTCTTACACTTTACCTGTAGGTACAATTGATATCATTGACGCAGTTATTCGTGATGGTTCGACTGATCAAACTATTAACAGGGTCACAATATCAGAATATAATGAAATACCAAATAAAACGACTGAGGGAAAACCAAGTCAATATATGATTGATAGGCAATATACTCCAGTAATATATTTTTGGAATGTTCCAGATAAAACATATACTTTAAATTATTGGGCAATGAACCAATTGGATGATGTTACAGCTTCTAATCAAGATGCTGATGTTCCATATCGTTGGAGTGATTGTATTTGTGCAGGGTTGGCTTCAAAATTATCTATGAAATATGCACCAGAAAAATTTCAATTATTAAATGAAATGTATGAAAGATCTTTTAATCATGCTTCTTCTTCAGATAATGATGGTGTAAGTTTGAGGATTCAACCTACTGTGTTGAATTTGGTATGATATGCCTAGATATGCGACTGGTCACAAATCTAAAGCAATATGTGACATAAGTGGTTTTGAAGTTCCTTACAAGGATTTACTGACAAATTGGAAAGGTCAAAGAGTTTCTCCTGAAGAATTTGACATTAAACAGCCACAGTTAACCCCAGTAAGAAATATTAAAGTAACAACTGGCTTGTATAAAGCTAGACCAGATAACGATGCTGAATCTGCTACAGTTAATATTGGTTATAATTATGATATATTTTCCACTAGAAATCAGATAAAAAATATTGGAGTGCCTTGTTTTGGTAATATTGGCGTTTCATCTGTGGTGATAGAATAATGGCTAGATATGCAAAAGGCAAAAGATCTTATGGAATGAGTGACAGAGGGGGTCACAGAGTTCGATATACTCAATTAAAAACAACTTGGGATGGGTTGAGAGTTGCTCCAGATGAATGGGAACCAAAACACCCACAATTAACACCACCAAAAAATGTTATTGATGCTTCTGCTTTATTTAAACCAAGACCAAGTTCAGATGCAGAAAATGTAACTATATTTATTGCACATACATTTGATCCATTTGCAGATCCACGCACTAGAAAAACTGTAGGTGTTGCAGGGTATGGCAATACAAATCGTGTTGATAATGAAGAAGTGAGAAGTTTCCCACAGCCAAGCGGAGTCGGTGGAACTGGTGCAGTGGGAACAGAAACTCCATTCGCATCTATTGCAGAGACAGGGTTAGGTGGAACTGGTGCAGTGGGAACAGAAACATTTGAGCTTACCCTTACAGAGACAGGAGTCGGTGGAACTGGTGCAGTCGGTGTTGAAACATTTGAGACAAGCATTACAGAGACAGGGTTGGGTGGAACTGGTGGTGTAGGTGTTGAGGTTCCTGTCGTTGAAGTTACTGGAGTGTCAGCTAGTGGTGGTGCAGGTTCAGTTGGTGTTGAAGCACTTAACCTATCTATAACAGAGACTGGAGTTGGTGGTACTGGTGGTGTAGGTACAGAAATTCCATTAGCATCTATTACAGAGACTGGAGTTGCAGGAACTGGAGGTATAGGAACAGAA